TGGTTGGCGTGTCCATGCCCTGTGTTTCTGGCTCCGATATGCCTTGATACATAGATAAGATTCTCACCTGACTCTAAGAAATTATTGTCCTTGATCTTATGTGCAAGCTGATGGGCTCCTGTCCGTACAGCCAGCTTAACTCCTGTATCAAGCTGCTTACTCCTGCCGCTCTTATAATCAATGGAGCGCAGACCGCTCTGTGACATATTGTGAATTACATCATGAATTATCTCTTCCTTGGAATATGCCCCGCTGGTAATTTTGATCAGTGCCCTGTCCAGTTCCCTCTTATATGCATTCTCTATACTTTCAAATCCGTATATACCTTTGAAGCCTGTCGTTCTTGTCAGATTCTCCAGTTCCCCTGCTGTCTGTTTGTCAATGGCACTTACCAGCTTTGGCAAAAATGAGTCATCTGTCAGAATTTTCCCCTGTTGTTTCCACGTTCTCAGATCGTCCAGATAACTAAGATCACCCACATCTGCAAATATCTCATCTCCAGCCTTTACGGCCTGCTTTGATATTTCTCTGAGGCTCTTCTTTACCTGCTTTTGATACTCCAGCGTATTCTTGGCTACCTGCTTTCTAAATTCAGGGTCTGCCCTCAGTATCTTCATTGCTTCCTTACGGATTCGTGCAGGGCTATAGCCCAGCTCATATAATGCCTGGGCTTTTATCTCTGCTGTTCTCGTATATGCAAAAGCTTTCTGTATTCTTGCTGCTATATCAACAATAACTTCATGTTCCAGATACTGGAATAATGGCACAAGCGCATTGCTTATATATTCAAGCTGTTCCTCTGTAAGCATTCATTAATCCTCCGGTTCTTCCTGCTGCCGCTGTTCTTCCTCCTGCTCCTGTTTTTCCTCTACAAGCCGTGCAGCTTCCTCCTCTGTCAGATTGTACGCATCCATGAGATACCATATTGTCAGTTGCGGTATATCAAAGCTCAGCGCATCATTTCGCTTTCTTTCCAGCTCACTTTCCTTGTCCTGGATATAACTATCATCAAATTCTACCGTTATTTCATCATCAATATTGTAGGCAGTTCCCATATAAGTATTGGAATACCACATAATGGCTCTGCAGATATCCTGAATATAGAATATAGCCTGTTTGCGCTGTCTGTTCAATTCCTGCAGCTGGTCCTGTCTCTCTCCTGCATATTCTGTCGCTGTTTTAATTTGTCCATTCTCAAAACTGTATTTCTTAGTCCCGTATCCAAAAGACATAGATAACAGCGATAATACCAGCTCAAACGCTTTTGTAATCTCATCAACCCTTATGATTGGATTATATTCCTGAATCAGGTCCTTCTGATCTGGCAGTTTCTCGCCCAACAATACAAATAATTTTCTTGCCTGTTCTGATGGTGTTATTGGATTTCCATTCTCATCATATTTCACAATAAGATCATTAATCAGAAGCAGCTTATCCGCTTTATCCAGATCACCATACAGAACATTGAACAGAATATCCAGAGCTTTGAAGTATGGTATGTTATCCCAGATCTTAGGCTTACCATATCCAAGCATGTTATCAATGTTGTTCACCTCTGCATTCCTCATCACAGCAAATGGCTTCACTTCTCCCATCTGTGCAGTAATTGCCAGTTCTTTCAGTTCCGCACCATTTTCATCAAATACGTGCGTTTCTGAAGTGTATTCTCCATTTTCCATAAGGAACATGACCAGCGTTGTCTGCTTCCTGCCCTTTACGAGGTCTTCACCTGCAAATGCCGCTTCCGTCACAATCTTATTGTTTACAGTCAACGGATAGAAGCACTCCGCATCTACATAATTCAATTTAATGGTTCCTCCCTTAACCGAACCATCCTCATACAGATCTGCTTTTTCTATCCGAACATAGCACGCTACTGTCCCTGCTGCCGAGGTCTTTTCCAGTTGTTCCCGATATAATGTTTCAAATTCATTCTTATCAAGTACGGACTTAACAAATTCCTGTTGCTCCTCATTAGCTCCTGCGTTAATTTCAATGACTTCGCACAGGTTCGCATCATCTGAACAGCACCGCTTTGCAAAACCAAGCCTGTTCAGCTCATATTCCTCTCCCTGCACTGTACTTCTCTTGTGAAAATCTTTGATGAACCGGTTCGCATACCAGTCATCACATGCATGAATTACGCTCAGAGCCTTATTATTGACCGTATACCCTTTTCCTGAAAGAAAGCTCTCAATAAAACCATCCATTTTGTAAAATTCCTCCCTATCTTCTTCTTTCCAAGTCTATGTATCCTACAAAATCAAGCCACGTATAACATGATGCATCCCACCAGTCATTACAGTTGCCTATATTCTTATCTTCCGGGATATCCGGATGATCTTCGTCCCATCGCAATTTGCTTATGGCCTTACGCAGTTTCACACAATTCTTATTTATCTTCAATCTTCCTGTAGTGAACAACATATCTATCGTTCTTGGACGTTCTGACACTTCATTCTTCTTGCAACCGGCTATATTGTCATAACGCAGTCCTTCCTTTCTTGCTGCGCTCCTTAAAGTATTTATCATTGTCGGACTTGCACTATCTGGAAGTACCCAGTCAACACGCCCATACTTATCAAGACATTCTCTATAAAATACAATAAATTCTTTTGCTATCCTTTCTGCATCTATCTCCTGTGTTACAGGAAGTCCGTCCTCTTCCATGAATCTTAGCTTTTCATATCCGTTCATGTAACCGGCCAACACAAATGTTGTCATGGATCCGTTACCACCGAAGTCTATTCCCATGGTTACCTTGCTTAGATTACGAATCCTGCGATATCGCAAAACACCATTTTCATCACTGTATGGTTCTATAATCTTCTCCTGATCATCTTCCGGATCATACAGATACGGTGTGTTATCATCTGCAAAATACCGAAATATGATTCCCTCCGCCGGTGTCCTGTCTCCTTTGATATCTCTGTTATACCAGACTGTGCCTTTCTGATATGTCTTTAATACTTCTCTTATCTTCTCATCAGAGAGTGACATATTGTCAACAAGTGTAAAATGTCCGTAATTATAACCATATTCCGAATCTGCCTCCTGCTGTTCTTCATGGAACTTCAAAATATCTGTATAATACCAGTCCTCCGGGTCCTTAGGGTTCAGATCATGAAATACTTTTCTGCTTGATGATGATATTGTTCGGTCAAAAGTCTCCTTCAGAAACTTCGGATGACATTCATTTGCTTCTGTCACATACGCCATTCCATAGGTGTTACCTTTTATGAGCTTCTCATCTCCATCTTTACCGCCTCCGGATACCAGGACTATTTTTTCTCCTGTCTTGGTCTGAACATACACGCAGTCACGATCTTTATACTTTCCCTCCCTGCTGCGTCCTTCAAAGTAGTTAAGTAGTCCATAACCGTCACAATCTAATATATTCAGTTTTGCAGTTGCTACAGATACCCCAGCAACCAAGTGTATCTTATTTTCGTGTTCCTCCAACAGCATACAGAATATCAGCGTCTGAAGGACATTTTTCCCTCCACGTTTGCCACCTTCTGCCACATTGAACCAGCTTGTCAAGCAACGCTGCATATATTCATATTGCCGCATGGAAAATGGTGCAGGCTTATTCAAGATTCTTCCTCCTAACTTTCCAAATCGTTGATATCCCTATTCTTTACAGGATTCTGTAGAAGTTCCTCGATAGATTTCATATTTTGCAGTACCTGTTCCGTTGTATTGTCTTTAACGGCTGCTTTCTGCTTCGCAAATTCCAATCTGTATTTATCCTGCGGATGTATCGTAAAGTACTTAGTGAGCCAATCCATAGCCTTCTGGCTGTCCTTTAGCTCCAATTCCAGCCCAAACTTTCCCTGACATACTTTCTTTACAAGTTGTGTGTCAACCTGATCTGACGGTTTTGCTTCAACAAAAACACCTTCCCACTTCTGATAATCTCCCACATCTGCAAAAGCAATCCTCATCTGCAATTCGACAATATCCTCTTCTGTCATCGCAATCATTTTCCGCTTGATTTCTTTTAATCTCGCAAGTTCTTTTTGTATACAAGGTCTTACAAGGAGCTTGTAGCCTTCTGCATTGGCAGTAGCATATCCTGTCTGATATGCTTTCAGATAGCTTTGTGTTGCATTGTATGTACGGTTATAATACACACAAAAAAGCTGCTCTTCTGTGGATAATTCGTCATTTTGCATAGTCTCTTTTGTACCATCATCTGCTGCCACATTGAACTGTTCTTTTTTCTTATGCGAACGTTCGCTTTTTTTACCCGAACGTTCGCTTGCAGAATCTTGACCTTTTTTATTCCAATTCTGTGTACTTTTCCATCTTCTAATAGTTCCCTGTGGCACACCAAGCTCGGCAGCAATATCAACCAATTTCATGCCATGATCATACATCTCATGTGCCTTATCGCTTAGTGGATTCTTCTTGGTCATACTACTGCTTCACCTCCTGCTGCCATATTGTAATCTCTAATATAACGAAAAAGAGCCAATACACAGTAATAAATGCTGTATATCGGCTCATGGCTCTAATTTTATTTTACATTAACTATTTTCAAAGTCTACCCTCTTTTATATTTTCCCCTTTTCCCTTTGCTTTCGTTATCCTGTCTCTCTGCGCGCAATTCCTGAAATCTGCCTTCCTGCTTTATTATACCTCTAACTATCAGTTCGCCTATTGCGACTCCCCTCTTGAATCCCATTCTATCCTGCACAATAATCTGATTATGACATATCTGTACTATCGTACATGGTTCTTTTACCAATATCCTTTTGCCTCTTACAGGCTGTTCAAGTTCTTCGTCGTACCTTTTATACTCCAGCTCTATTACCTGTCCAACCTCTAAACCATACATATATTACGCCTCCCTTACACAGACTCTACAAAGTTATGGAAAATCTGCTCCACATACTGTGTAGATTTATATGTATAATGCTTTCCAGTTACATTTCTGGGCGCATGTCCCAGATATTCTCCTGCAGCGTCCTCACTGCCGCCTCGCTTAACTATAGTCGTGGCCGTTGTCTTTCTGAACAAATGTGGATAAATGCGTTTATCCATATTTGCTCTTCTCCCAATCGTCTTTATAAGTGAATAGATTCCCCTGTCTTCAAGACGTATTGATGTATCTCCATACAAATGTGTGAATAACGGCTGTTCGCTGCTCTCTGACACTCCTCGCTCTTTCATATATTCCCGAATATAATAAATTGCGACCTTATCTAGGTATACCGTCCTGTACTTGCTTGACTTTTGGCCATAAATAATAATTGCTCCGGTCGAAAAATCTATATCACAAATATTTACCTGCGGTATCTCTCCTCTACGCATTGCCGTGCAACGCATAAATTCAATCAAAGCCCGTGATCTTGTATCCGTGCATCCTTTCTTAAGCAATTCCCACTCTGTGGGTTCCAAATGATCTATAGGCTTTTCCACCTGTGTATATGTATCAATCCCCTCGCATGGGTTTTCCGTTACAATCTTGACTTTACGCATCCACGTGTAGAATGCAGATATGTTTCTCCTGCAGTTATTCAGAGATGTATTGTTGTTCCCCTGCTGACTCTTCTTGTAAAGATAGTACTCTATATCTCCCTCTGTAATCTGATTTAATGGCTTATTGACCAACGCTATAAGCTCCCTAATCGTAAGCATGTATGCATCAACAGTGGTTTTCTTAAGCTTCGGAGCTTTTCTGGCCATAAACAGGTTCAGGATATAATCATTTGTATTGTCTACCGTGGCCGGTAATGTCTCCTGCTCTGTTATATCCAGATTCCTGGTAACCTGCACTATAACAGCCTCCAGCACGCTCATCTGCGTTGTGTCTAAGTACAATCTCATTTTTACAATGATGTCATTTTTAAGTCTATCTTTACAAGTCATATTTCTGTCTCTCCTTGGATGTATAATTTTGTACTTGTCCAAGAAGCAGAATTATGTTAATATGCTTCTTGGATGAATAATCTTGTGGCAGAGGTACTTTGGACGGTGGTCTGCCACTTTTTCTATATTCAGTTGTATTCAATACTGCTGCCACTCGCTGTATACAGCTATTAACACTTGGCGCCTAAATCTCAGTTTAGATGTTCATAACACCAGATTTCCATCCTGCTTTTTTAGCCTCTTCTGAAAGAATCTCATTTTCTTCAGCTATAGCCATACTTTTTTTAGGTTTACATCTTCTTTTCTCTGTACATTCTTTATTTAGCCTTACACACCATCCACATGGTGTTTCATATTGGCAAAACATTGTTCCAAACATATTACATTCCTCCGCTAAATCCTTAGTTTAGTTCATCGAGACTTTCCTGCAATTCTTTGTAGTAATTGATTTGATCAATGCAATGATTATCTAATGTATCAATCATTTCTCTCTTGGCATCTTCTAGTGTTTCTGCTTCCATTGACTCCATATGACCATCAATTACTGACTGCCATCCTATCTCTTTACCACAGTAAACAATACTGCCTATTGTAATGCTGCCATAAAAAGCGACTATATCAAATTGCCTTTCCCAGTTATCCTGTTCTGGATTAACTTCTTTCCATTCCATTGTACACATACTTTCACCTCAAATTCTTACCAAAGTGGTACTCCTATATTGGATGTAATATCTTCGCAATCATCACAATTATCGCATTCACCGTCACAGCCTACATTGTCAATATCTTCCTCGTCCATATCGGAGCACCACATATTCATTACTTTGCACCATTTCATAGTTGTCTTACTCCTTGTCTAAATCCTTATTCCTGTGTTTTTAACACATTCAAGATACCAACTACTGCTTTATCCCAGAATACATTTACAAAATCCTCAACAGTGCAAATCGTGTCTCCGTCCCAATCTACGATAGTGGCATCATCTACTTGGCATAATTCACACCCAGATTCTTTCAACACTTCGTTTGCACATTCTGTCACAACCGTCTGCGTATCGGCATAGTCACAGCCTCTGTTTAAAATATCCTCAAGTTCTTCTATTGTTTTCTTTGATATTTTCGCCATTCTTCTACCTCCGCTAAATCCTTAGTTAGTTAAAATATTCTTTTTTCCAAACACTCTATGTATTTTCAAAACATAGTATTTACAATCTTTCTCTGCGCCCCAATCTTCTTTACCATACCCCTCGCTTATTGTACATTCGGCGGTAAACTCTGGCTTATCATTTCCATAACCATTACGGAAAATAATATTTTTCGGCTGATTATTCCACACTATCGTAGGTGTATCAAGAGAAAAATCGTAGTGTTTACCAAAATAATTTTCAAATCTCTTTTCCCAATAAGGTTTGATTTCCCGATATTCTTCGGTTTTAACACCCGACAATTCCATATCGAACCATTTCTTTTTTAAGGTCAAAACCAAATCGCTGTTATGATTATATTTGTATCTGCAATGTGGCGAACAGAACAGTTGGTCTGACCGATTTGTATAAAAATGACAACCACAAGCAAAACAAGTTTTTCTCATTATTGTCCTTTCCGCTATTCAGCTAAATCCTTATTTTAGTTACATAATTTCATTCAGTATTTTTGCTATTTCTTTTTTATCCTCATAATAACTTTGAGGTTTTGATAATTTTTGCAATATTAGTATTTTTCTGTTATTCCTTTTTATTATAATAGAACTTTCATCTTGAATTTCTTCCCACCCTGTAGCTTGCAAGATACCACACACAAAACCGTCAAGCCTTGCATACTCTGTATTCCCGAAGGCTGTTGGAGAATATAATTGATAGTAATTTTCTCTTTTTGACAATGCTATATACAAAAAATAAATACATCTCATATAATCTGATTGATTATTTTCATAATCTTTGAATATTTCAGTATCAGTTATATCTGGCAAAAGATTTTCTTCTGATTTTATATCATAACATTTCATACTTACCTCTCTAAATCCTTAATATACTTTCTGACCGCATCCGCAATAGCCCGGATATTTCATAAGGTTCTTGCATTTAGGGCAAAAATATCGACCTTCGATTATTACTCTTGATACTGGTATTTGTTTTTCGAGAGCTGTCGTAATATTCAATAAGTCTTCTTCTGTCATACCATCTATTAAAACCGTTCCATTTCCCAAATTATTAATTATATGTAGTGTTTCGATATATGTTCTCGCCATGTATTTACCTCCCACATGTACTTTATTTTCATAATATATAAATCCTTATTCTGTGTAATAGTCACAATCTCCAGAACAGTAACTTTCTCCCATTGGACATCTGTTTATATCAAGTGGGCTTCGTTCATCATCATCTGCACAACATTTAGCGGTCTTTGGTAAGATACAAATTTCAATTCCATCTCTGTACATTTCCATGATTTATTTTTTTCCTCCTAAAATCCTTATTCTATGACGAATCCACTAATTACCTCTTGTCCAACCCTGTATATGTACAGGATCAAACGCTTTCATGCATTTAGGACATATTGGAAACAAACCATTACGATAGTTACTTTCCATATCCCTAAAAACTTTATTCCTTCTCATTCTTTGGAATTCCTCATCTGCCAACTTAGCATAACTCTGTGCCTTAGATAACATTCGTTGTTGCGTTTTCTCAATCTCTTCATACCTTCCTGCCAAGGATACAAGCGCATCAAATGCGTTCACGATAGCTCCGCAATCTTGGCAAGTAACTATCCGGTTCGTAGTATCTACTTCATAATGTGCCGGATTGCATTTGCAAATTTTATCTCTAGCACGATTAATTCTAACAATATCAAATGATACTATATTATTCTCCATGAACATTCTCCCCAAAATCCTTATACAGCATAATCCGCTTCGTCATTCAAATATTCTGCCACATCTTCCACTGTAATTCCTCCTTCGCATTGCCTGTCATATGCTTCTAGTTCTGCAATCTCAGTTTAATCAAACCTCTTATCGTACTTTTTATCTTCGATAAGGTCTACATCTGTATAATTATCAAGACATTTTTCATAACTTCCCTCTTGCTTTGTTATACAAGAATATGTTTCATACGGATTCGGAAGGTTATGCTTTTTACAACAATCGTAACAAATCACAAAACTTCTAGTTTTTTCTCTATTTCCATACGGTTCATTATCTGTATGATACCTTGCAAAATTTTGAAAAGGTGTCATAGACAATAGTGTTGCTGTTCTATCGCAATCCTTACCACAAAAATCACATATAGCATGAATCATATAATCACCTCACTAAATTTTTATTTTACCAAAGAATCAAGCTTTGATTATCGTCAAACGAATAATCTGTTATACCATGAGTAAATCTATCTTCATCAATAAAGTAAACTTCTGAATTATCATTGTTCTCTTTCAGTTGACCACTTTCTACCAATTCTTTTAAAAATTCATAGAGAGCATATGCTCCTGTTACATTCTCCATAATTTCAATTCTCCTTTAATTCTAATTCAGTCCCTATCTTGATCCGCAGGCTTCTTTACTTTTTCAAATTTTACTTGCTTTATTACCTTTGAAAAAGTTTTTGCAAAATCTGTTACTACCATGTGAAAACTAAAAATAGCGAAGTCTGTTGTCGTTAATATTTCTGGATAATTTTGTTTTACATATTCTGCAATAATGTCATTTTTGCTCATCTAAAATCACACTCCTAATTTTTACTCACTCGTCACATCTACAACGCCGATTTTCTTACACATTTGCCTGAGCAGCTCTTCACGTTCCTGCTTTTCTATTTTGGCTTTTGCCAGATCATACAGATACATGTCTTCGCTCTGCTGCCGGAGTGTCTTCATCGCTGCATAGGCTCTGTTTATACATATAGATTTCTTGCCTGGAGCAACCATGTTATACAGTGCCTGTCTGGAATATCCCAGTATCTTAGCAAGTCCATCTATATTTGTCCGATATGCATCAGCTAATTTTTTTAGCTTCACCTGTTATTTCTCCTTTGCTGATTTTTAGTTTTAAGTAAAGTACTTTACTTTTCTTATTCTTTTGGTAAAACTCGTGTAACATTCAAGAATGCAGCTGCTATGTCATTTTCTTTTAATTATTGTCTGTCATCGATTCCCTGTCTTTCCTTCCTCGTATCCCGATCCATAGCTTCTCCTACTTCTTTATACAGTGCTACTGCTGTTATAAGTGCACATCCTGCCAGTACTGTTCCTGCTATCCATACCATATCTATCTTTCTCCTTATGATCTGTATACTTTTCTTATGGCATCCAGCGCCATTTTATAGTTTCTGCTCTTGGTGCTCTGTATTCCCATTCCAGCCATTCGGTTATATTCTGTCTCAAAATACCCGATTGCATTGTCAATTTCGACTCTTGTATATTCTGATTCTTCTGTTTCTGTGGCCTCCCGATACTCCGCATCCTGTACCTCTGCTGCCAGACCGGATTCCTGTTGCACTGGTTCAACAGCCTGCCCAAATGCCTGTATTTCAATGTTTTCTATCACTTTTCCCATTTCAGACTGTGGATGCTCCCCAGTTAATGTCATTTGTCCCGGAAGTGGCTTATATGTATTCTCTGGTTCTTTTTCCGGTATCGACTTTGCAATGGGCGGCTCTGTTTTTGCCTTTGTAACCTTGCTCTCTTTCCTTTTATCGGCCTGGTGCACCGGTGCAACCTCTTCTTTTCTGCTTAATTCCTGTTTATATAAGGATTCCCATGCTGCCTCTGCACTCCCTGTTTCTCCTGAAACAACAGATATCCATGCATCCATTAATTCGCCCCATGCATATCCCAGCTTCCCATTGCTCCTAAGGTCTATCAGGATAACACTTCCCCCGTTTTCCTGGTCTTTTACAAGTAACTGTTTCCTCCCAATGCCCGGTATCCTTACTGAATACAGTTTCTGCCCTGACGGTGCCATAATCTCTTGTAATAACTGTTCACCCCAGCCCTGCCCCCTGGCTGCATGCCAGATGGTTTTATATAGCTCTGGTTCTTCCTCCCCCAGTTTTCTTACCATCTTTAACAGGTCATCTTCCACAGCCGCCGTTACTTCCGGTTCCTGCTCTGTCATTACCTCGATTTCTGTTATTTTCCTCTCTTCTTCTACCTCTTCCTTTATTGCCGTTATCTCTTCCTTGCTGAATGCAGGTGTCAATTCTTCATTTAGGGCATCCGGGAGCTGCAGCATGATCGCAAGCTTTGAATTCCCGAATCCCTTATAGTGGTCCTGGAGCTGGTCTGAATTGCCACCCATGGAAAACCTGTCATTGATCCTTGTAAAACGTGACACCTGGGATTTATCCAGTCCATACCTTCTCTTTGCAAATTCATGCACATCCCTGTATCCGCTCTCTTTCAGGATGTCCGTATCCCTTGCAACTTTTAACAGATACCCTATCTTTACAAACCGTTCCGCTGCCTGCTGGAATTCCCCATCGATCTCTGCTTCATACTCCCTGTATGTTTTCTTATATTCCATTACTTCCATTTTGTACCTTCTTTCTATACCGTTGCCATGAAATCACTTTCCAGTGCATCCGCCAGTAACTGCCCTTGGAAAGACCCATGCCACACGATCTTCTTTTCTTCCCGGAGTTTCTTATACCCCTCCTGCCTTGCCTTATCGCTCTTCTGTGCCAGCTTCCTGTCTTCATCCGTCATTCTTCTGGCTACTTCCTTCTGCCACTTCTGTAAAAAAGGAATCGCATCGTTTAAGTCCTTGTAGCTTTCATTTAAAACAGATTTTTTCTGCCTTATATTTCCCCCCGGCTCAATTTCCAATGTATACCACGGCTTGTCCGGGTCATCTTTCTTACGGAGAAATACCAGGTAAGTTTCCCTTTCATTTATTCTTCCAAAATATATTTCACAGGTATGTATGCAGTGTTTCAATATTGTCCCTTCACGGAAGATATCTGCTATCGATGTCGGAACTGTTATGCAGTACTGTCCATCTTCATACCCATACTTTTTCTTTAGCTCCCCTGATTTCAACAGTTTTACTGCTTTCCTGTACTTTTTTTCTATCCTTTTTATCTTACCTTCCTGCTCGCGCATACTGATCGCCGCCACGGCTTCATTGTGTGCGATCTGCAGATCCTTTGGCTTCAAAAGGATCTCCTTCGTGCAGTCAACCTGCATTTCTTCCAACATGGATATATAATCATTCCAGTCCATCCAGATATTCCATATCCCCTGTTTCCTTATTTCTTCCTGTTTCCGCAGGTAATTACATATTTTTGCCATGCTCAGGTATTTTGTGGCTCCTCTCCTCTCGTAATCCTTTACACCAATGTTACCCTTTCTCAATGTCTTGATGTCATCATCCTTATACAGTGTATTTTCTTTCTTTTCTTTCTGAAGCCATTCCAGCATTTCAAGATCTCCATTCGTTTCACGCAGCCTTTTCAGCCTTGCATCATCGATCCCTAACTTTTTTGCAAGTGTGCCTTTGGACTCATCAATGGGGACTAGCAGGCTTTCCGTTTTCCATACACTCGTTACCAGGTCATGTCCAAGATTATACAATCCTGCCTTATAGCACATCTCTATCGTCGGCCTTTTCCTCTCCTGGCATATATAATAGGCAAATCCTGCTGCCTTATATCCGTGCCTGACGGCTATCGGATATGCTGTCCTGATCCTGTTTATCACAGCCTTTATATTTCTTGGGTACATATTCTCGGCATATCTTTCTATTACATTGTCCGGCGTTTCCTGCCACCTCACTCCCCTCCTCCTGTAATCCTCATACCTATACTTCTTGATCCCCTTTGGCAAAATAATCATTCTTTCCCTTTCATCAAAGAAATATTCTGACCAGTTTCCCCCGTCTGCTGTTTTTTTATCTACCCTCCTCAATGTCCATGTCCTTTCAACGATGCCGTTTTTATATTTCTGTAGGCATGTTGCACTTTTCGCATATGTCCATATAGGGTTTTTCTTCTTACTTCTGGAGATATATGTGATCTTTTTCCTGCATACCGGACACCTTGCATCCATATTGTGCTGCTGAGTGCCTTTTAATGCCACTTCCCCCATGTGCGCCGTACAGTACCCGGTCTTTTCCCCGGCTTTTTTATAAAAAATATAATTTTCCCCGTCAAACACATTCTTTTTCGCCCATCCTTCAAAACCTGCCGGCGGCTCTTTGATAGGCTGCATCTCAGCATCCCATTTCCTGCTGATCAGCTCCACCTTCCTATCCTCTAGTCTCCTTTTACATCCCTGCTGCCACTGCCATAATCCAACCCAGCCTCCACTGTCTGTTTTCAGGATTTGTTTAATCTCTCTTATCCCTCCTGCGTTTATATAGCAGTATTCTTCATAGTCTCGCCTCCAGTAATATTCCTCCAGGTTCCAGCACATTGCTGTCCTCCATTTATATGTTCCATCCTCCTGCCTCTCCCTGGTAATATATTCATCCCCCTGATAATTGATAAATATGTCCCACTTTGGGGTCATGACCCCCTTCTCTATATCTTCCCTAACACATACAGATACCTTTAACAGTGCATCCAGTTGCTGTACCCTTGCCGCCAGATGGTACCGGTATTTATCGATATTCTCCCTGCCACGCATCTGCAGTGCCCTTACCATTGATTGTGTCGCATACAGGCTCCTCAGCTTACTCAGTTCTTCTTTTTTCATTTACCTCATCTCCCTTGACGTTATAATAGATGCCTGGCTTATATGTATCGCCATCAATCTTATAAGATCCTGCCTGACTAACATTCCCATCCTTATCATCCATCAACAGGAACAGGGTATCTCCTATACTGCCTTTTGCTTTAGGATTCTTTCCACGAACGATAATACTACCCTCTCCATTAGCATCCCCACTATCCTTTTCCACAATGTTTGGCCAGTCTGCGAGCGGATGTTCTATTATCCATACAACCCCAAGCAGGTATATCTGCTCCTTTGTCAATTCTCTCTTTAAGGTAATGCTCTGTGCACTGATTCTTGTATCCCTGCCGTCCTCATCAACATCACCCTCTATTTCAACCAGAAAATACCTGTCATCCTTTTGGTTGTAATAACTTAATACATCCAGTGGATTCGTGGCAGCATGGAATCCCGTCCTTGCACACTTTGCTTTTTCTTCCACATATTTCTTACCCGGCTCATACTGGAAAACCCCTTTTCCTTTTGTACAGGTTAAATCCTTATTGAATCCTTTGTATGCGATCATGTTTATTTCTCCAGTCCATAGTACTTATACACAAGATGTTTCCTTACTGCCTTATTCGAAGAGCCTGTATAGATAGGTCCCTTTAACTGTTCTTCCCTTCCCCCATGCATAACCTTGGTGACCGCTACAATTTCTTTGTTTACTTCCACCATATTTTCAAAATCATACTTCAGGATACAGGATATACAGTCCCGCAGCGTCTTCCCTTTCCTTCTCACTGCTGCCTGCAGCTCCCCTGATACGGTACAGAGCATCATAATCTCATCTGACCAGTCCGCAACCTGGCCGCCCAGCCTTAACTGTTCGGACTCTATTTTCAGTTTTCCTGCTGCCGCCTGGGACACACTTGCAAAAATTCCCATTGCATTGTCCATGTAGTCCTCCGCATCTTCTGGATCTAATCCGTTTTCAACTGCCAGTTCCTTTAACCCCTGCCTGTCTCCCTGGCGCTTCAATTCTTCTGCCTTATTATTCAGTTCTTCTGCTGAATCAAATTCTCCAAACATATCAAACATCTTTTCTCCTTTCCCCTGCCCGCACCCTGCAGGCAGGCTTTCCAATGGCTTTTAGTAAAATTGTGATATATAAAATCCCTAGCCTGAGATAAAAGGCTATCTAATTACGGGGATGCCCCATGTCTTGTGTATCTGATACTGCAAAGATTCTCCCAATGTTGCCCCTGTCATATCTGCACCGTCGGAAAGGTTTATATATTCTTCTACTGCCTTAACTGCTGCCACCGCAGAATAACAGATACAGCAATAATGACCGACAAGCTCCATTTCTCGCAGAAATTCCCGCTGTTCCTTGCTTGGTATATTGGTATCGAACTTCATTTCTATGTACATGCCAATATACCTGCCACTTGGGTATGGAAAATGTATGTCAGATACTCCCGCCTTTACGCCCATCTGCTTTAATACAGCCGCTTCTTTTGCATCCCTTTTCCCGCCATTCGGGATATGGTATATCCAGCGCAGTTGTGGGTACATATCCTCGTGATGTCTGCACCACTGCATAAAAAGGATCTGCTCTGTATCTTCTCCTTTTGGCTTATATTTCAGATTCACGCTTCTTTACTCCTTCCTGCTTACAAATTATGAGTTGCTACGTATTCACCGTAGTTTGTCCCAGTAATCACGAAAGTCATCCGGTATTGATTAACCAACATTTTTCACACCTCCCGTCCTCTTTTCAATTTCATATTTCATGTGATCTGTGAATTCATGGTGTGTATAGAATTCAACTGTTACAATATGCTGCCTACACAGTTCTTCTATCCTGCGCCATTTATCCGCATCTACAACCTTCTTACCTTGGGCATTACAAAAATCATTTAGATACCATGTCTTTAACTGTCCCATGGCGAACATATTGGCGATATACTTGGAATCTTCATATATCGTAATCTCACAGCTCGTATTCATCCTGCCTAGTGCTTTTTCCAGTGCAGTAAGGATAATGCCATTTTGCGTAGTTTCCCCTACGCTTGCATAATCTTGTATCGTTTTAAGCTCCCCATCCTGCTTTTGAAAAGCAAGAGTATAGCCATATGTACCATGTTCTGTTTTAAATCCCCTGACGTTATGGGTGATGTAGATATCCACATGTTTCAGTCCCACTTGACAGCCCTCCTCACTTTCTACTTATCAGTATTTCAAGAGTTATCCACTGTGTTTTAACAGTCGTTCTCCTGCTGCCTTGTAAAATCCCGTATTTTTCGATACCAAAATTTATGTAAAATGTCCCGAACCCCGCATAAGTAGAAAGTACAGCGGAGTTATCCACAATTTTTAATCTCTCCTGTGCATGGTCAGGTATATTGACCAGCTTGCAAGAATCTGATTAAACCGATATGTGACCGTATCAACTACATATCCTTGGAAACGCTGTGTAAAGAAATTACGGACATACTCACAATCTGACGGCATACTCACCAGTTTCAGTACCTGTCTTCTGGATAATGCATTGTCCTTGGTACTCTTATGCGGTTTAATCAGATTCTTGCTCTGCTTCCAGCGTTTCTTACCTTTTGCATCATCCACAAGCAAATCTGCCAGGCTCAATTCTGCTCCCTCTGACAGATCAGAAAATGTCATCTGACCACATGGCTCATCGTCACGTTTGAATGTCTCTTTTGTGATATAGTTCACAAGTCCATCTATCCCTGACGGGCTGAACCGTAATGGCTCACACCTGACATACCCTATCGGTGTAGGTTCTGACTGTCCCTTTTTCTTCCTGTAGCACCAAAGAGCCTCTATCTCCTCCCTGCCCAGTCCACCATTGATCAAAAGATGGTGATGTATACGGTTATTCTTCCCCTTCTCGTTTACCCAGATATATTTCAGTGGCAGCAACTTATACTTTCTCCTGAGTCTCATGATTTTCTTTAGAAAATTGTAGACCATCTTATCTGCTGCCTCTTCATTCTCCGGGAGAATGTCGTAAGTCAAGTCAACTCTCAAATCATTATCTGTGAAGTTAGCCTTTATCAGCTGATTGAAGTACCGTTTCGAATTGGTATCATTCAATCTTCTCTGCGTCTGACTGCTTCTCTTTCTCTTCCCTGCTCTCTTACACCTCTTTGGTTCTGTGTAAGAGAATATGTCCACTTCCTTATGTCTTGTCTTATATCCCTTACCACAGTAGGTGACTACCTGCCTTACCATCCCCTTACCTCTCCTTTATCTCTCCATGTCCAAAACAATAATATTTATATACAAGCCCACAACCCGCTTACGCTCCGGGCTTGCAAAATGCCTTTATTTTCCCCATTTTTATCAAACTTTCTCCGAAAAAAAGGTAAAAAAAATAAAGACCTGTCCAACGTGCCCCCTATGCGACACACAGGTTCGCGATACCTGTGTACGCATATTTTTAAAGTAAAGGGGATTGTTAGTAATTGCGACACATAAGGGGTATGTGCCGCATAGGAAGCACGTTAATTATGTCATTTACCTATTTGCTCGCCATCATATATGTATCCGGTAAATTCCCATAACAGTTTAGGACTTATATATACATTCATCCGCCCCGGTGCTTCTGTAACTGTTCCGATCGGCAACAACTTATGAAGAATTCCATCCCTCACCCAAGTCTCTGACTTTCCGAATACCTTCGCTGCTACCTTTACCGGAACGCCACCCTGCGCGTCAAATTTAGGATACACATTACCCATAATTTTTCTGGCTATACGATCAGCAAATTCATTTTCTTCCTTAACCTGTTCTTCTGTCATTACAAACCTCCTTGCTGCAGACCAACACAGGTCTTGCGACACACTCATACTTTATAGTATCTATATACACATTTTCAGATGTAACCACTGTCGCAGCCGGCTCAAGTCCTGCAAGTAATTCCATTGCTCTTTCTACAGAGATTCCTTCACTATCTTCGGAAGTCAGGATAACAACCTCATCCGTATCACAATCTTTTGCAATAAAAATCACTCCATTGCCGACTTCATCTGTCAGATTTATCTGGTTATTTCCATTTGATGCTACCTGTATCGCACTCATCATTTCAGATACTTTCATAGCTCTTCCTCCTACATCCTTTCCAAATCCATCCTTGCATACAACAGATCTGTATATGCGTTTACAAGTTCTGGAAGCTCATCCGGCATATATTCTTCTTTCGTAATTTTATCCTTCACATGCTGCAGAACCCTGTCCGTCTTTGCTTTCAGTTCTTTCTTATCTGCATTATCCTTAAAAAATGACATCTCTCTCACTTCCTTCCTACCACCATTCTGGTACCGGCTTGTCCAAATTGCGGTAATGCCACCAGTGCCCACTGTTGTACATTACACACAGGTTTCCACCTTCGTCCTGCCATACCTTTTTTATCTTGCCCTCTCGCCAGTTACTTACAACGGATTTATGTTTCTTCATGGCAATATCTGCCATCTGTTTCATTTCTGACTTGCTCAGTACTGCTGCCATATACGCCACATCCTTTCCATCTGCTGCCATGTTCCTGAAATTGTTTCTTTTTTTAATAGGAAGCTCAATAACAAAGAAATTTATAATGAAGCTATTAAAACTCTTCCTTTCCCAATAACTCTATCTTCTCTTGCAGGGACATCCGGTTACCTTTACTTTGTGTTTCCTCTACAAAATTTCGAAACTTCTCCCAAGTCTTTGACTTTTGAAGTAAGTACAAATCGCTTTCATAAATTAGAAAAGACATTTGAACTATAGGTGAATTAACGTACTTTTTGGTTGTGAAGCCTATCATATTTTCATCCATCCCAGCCCCTTCACCATTCGTAACTAACATCCTCATTCTCTATCCTTCCTTTCCTCCTCATTTATTTTGTGATATACTCTCCTTATCAAACATAGGAGTAACTTATCATGGAAAAACACATTGTTCGCCAGACTGTTAATCTCAACAACTTAGATTCCATCTGTAGCCGCTATGAAATGTGCGGTTGGAAAGAAATTGATATTATCGGAACTCCAAATCATCCGGAAGAAGTTGTCTTCGAATGGATTGGTTCTGGACTTCCAAAATATCCTGATTTATCCTTCCTTTGATGGATATGCTATGTACGGTCCTTCCTTCTGATAGTCTTTATCTCCATAAAGCGCTTTCATTCTTCTAGAGGTGATTTGATCCGTAAATTCCTGATTGCTTTGAAACACATAAATATTCTTGCAATCATCTGGAACTACAATTCCTATTACCTTCCCCATTCTCTATTCCTCCTTCCTGCTACCCTTACACGATTCCCTTGCATTGGGGTTATTCATTATCAATCATCACATTGCTAAAATAATCGATGCAATGCAGTCAATTATTAATAACGTTGTTTGCATTGCAAATAATATCTTTCGCTTTTTATCTTGCATCTATCTCACTTCCTTTCCTCATCTTTCTTATTTTGTTTTCTTGAATTTTTCTTTTTAAAATAGTAAAATTACTTTAGCCACACCTTACAGAGAGGCTTTCAAAGGAAAATCTCGCCTTTGGAAGGAGGTGGCTTATATGACTTCTCTTTCTGAGAAAGCTTTAGAGATTCTTCAAGCATCCGGAGAAACGAATTTTACTAGTTTTTATCTCATCAACAATGGTTTTTCCAAAGCAACCGCTAAAGTTGTTATTAATGAGCTTGAAGATGCTGGCTACATATTTACGAAAAAACTTTTTGTAAATGGAAATGTCTCATTTGAATTACTGTAGTCAGTGAATGGATAACCCTAAGTGTTCACAGCACTTGGGGTTATTTTGTTTTATCCGGCATGTTGTGGCTTAAACTGCTCCAAAGGAACTCCAATCGCATCACAAATTCTCATGTACTCATTCACCTCAATTTTTCTTTTGTCATTCATCATCATGCTGAAAATGGGTTCGGGTATTCCTGCTTTCTCAGCAACATACGCCTGTTTAAGTCCATTTGTAACCAGATATGCTTTGATATCTCTTCCTTTCAAATTCTCACGCCTTTCTATTTCCTTAATTTTTATTTTGATTTTCACAATATATTGATACTTTTACTCATTTTTCTCTATATGTTGTGTTTTTTATATTGACATATGAACATTTATTCTATACAATTAAATAAAACAAATATGTTTTGCATCAGTGTGTGTACCTCTTTATATTAGAAAGGATGATACTTATGGCAAAAAGAGTTAGTGTAACAAGAGAAAGCTCAACCGGAAGAAATACAAACTTCCATGATAACTATACTGGTGCGAACATGACCCGCGCTCAGTTCGTACGTCAGATCAACAACGGTAATTATGAAAACTATCATGTCAGAAACATTAATGGTATAGATACTCCAGTTTCTAATCCTGACAGTTCCAGTAAAAACAACCTCGGTTAATCTTCAATGGGTACACACACAACCTTGCTATTCTTTTCTTCAATAATGTCCTTGTCTGTAATGCTTGCAAGCAAGCCGCCTTCGGCATCTGTCACAAGAATTTCTGAATACTCTTTATCTCCAATTCTCACATTATCCATCCTTTCTGTATAACTCATTAACTTCTACTCCCAGTGCTGTTGCTATATTAGGAATATCACAAGCTTTTATTAATTTTCTCCCGTTGAGCATAGCGTTAAATTCCTGCGCAGAATATCCTGCTCTCTCAGCCACTACAAATTGCTTTAACCCGCTTTCTTTTATAAGGAATAAAATTCTCTGTGCTAAAGGCTCATTAGATTCTGCAATGTTCAAAATATTGTTCCTCCTTTCTTTTTGATTCTCAGTTATTCTGAACTTATCGTAAGATTATCACAGTATTGACGAGATGTCAATATCTTTTTCTCAGTTTCCTTTTTCTTTTGTGTTGACGTTCTCAGATTTTTATAGTAATATTTCGATATAAAGAGAGGTGTAAAATATGAGTTTTGGAACAAGACTTAAAGCAAGAAGAGAACAACTCGGTATAACCCAACCGCAATTAGCCGAAATGCTAGGTGTTAGCAAAGGTGCTATTGGAAATTATGAAATTGGAGCCAATTCGCCAAAAGCTACTATATTATTTAAAGTATTTGATGTATTAGATTGTGATGCAAATTACTTATTTCAAGATGAAATGAAAAATCTTTCTGTCAAAGATGCTGTTACTCCTTTTGAAATGGATCATTTAGTAAAAAAATACCGTGAACTTGATTCTCATGGGAAAGAAATGGTTGATTTTACATTAGAAAAAGAATATGAACGTTCTGTTGCAGAAAAAGAAAAATCCGACAATATTGTTCCTATGACAGTAAATGAATCCTCTGATTATAATGTCGATGCAGCACACGCTATGAAGAATGCTTCTGCTGAGGATAAGGCTTTCGATGAAGATATTATGAATAGTGAGGACTTCTAATCCCATTTACTGTACAGTTATTTTGATAGTATTATGATGAGGTGATTTTATTGACTACATATACAGATTTACTGATAGAAGCTGATAAACAGCGCCTAATCACAAAAGAAAAACCACTCCGCGCAAATTGCGGACGCATCAAAGGAAATCGAATTGCCATTAAGAAGGATTTAGATGAAACAGAAAAGAAATGTACACTTGCAGAAGAGCTTGGACATTACCACACTTCTTCCGGTAACATATTAGACCAGTCCTCTGTTGCTAACCGTAAACAGGAGCTACACGCAAGAGCATGGGCTTATAACCGCTTGATTGGATTGTATGGGATTATCAATGCTTACAGAGCAGGATGCATTAACAGCTATGAGATAGCTGAACATCTTAATATTACAGAAGAATTTCTGAATGAAGCTCTACAGTATTATAGAAATAAATATGGTTTATGCACCACTGTTGATAATTATGTTATTTATTTTGAACCTGCACTGGGTATATTCGAACAAATTTAAAATATTACCCCTTGTTATGTTTACAAAACCTATTCTTTTTATCAAAAATACAATACAATACAATATTGTAATAAGAAACTATAACCAATTATATTTAGGAGGAATTCTCATGAAGAAAAAAGCACTTATTATTCTATTGTCACTTGCACTTACCGGATGTGGATCTACGAATCACGTAGAATTATCTAATCCGACTACTGAACCGGCATCAACCATTGAAGAAACGACCAGTATTGAAACTGAGACATCTGTTGAAAGTGAACCTACCTCTGTAATTGATGATTCTGAGAAAGTGGAAGTAATACTTCGTATTGTGAATTTTGAGGATTCATCTACAGAAGAATATGTTGCTGGTCTGCAATCCGATAACCCAGATGGCACCTATTCAGTTTACAATGATGATTATTACAGTACTATTATTACCGAAAAAGAAGCTCTGAAATCTTTTAAAGATGATAGTCTTCTTAATGATACATTTAATGAAATGTATACTAATGAATCAATGAGAGACGCTCTGATCAGCATGGATTACGATGATGACTTTCAACATTTCACGTTCTATGTTGACAAGGCAAAATATGAAGCTAATGAATTGTTCTGTTCAATAGGAATCGATCTTACAGTAACTGCACTAAGCGATACATATCAGGCATACAATTTCATTCCCCCAGAAGACAGGATAACGGATATTCAAATTGTAGATAACGAAACTGGTGAAGTACTGAATGATTCATCTGCTCAAGATGATTCACAGGAAGATACCTCTTCTGATTCTATTCCTGATAAACTTTCAGAGATTAATAACTGGTACATTGGAGATATATGGAATAATTGTGTAAACTTTGATTCCTACAGACTAAATGGTAAAGATTGCACTGGCTCAGATATAGATATAGATTATGCATACGAACAATTTGAAAAGGCATATGCCAAAAAGGAGCAATATGATTCCTATATTAACGCTCTTTCGGATGATGAATACTCTGATTTAAAAAAAGCATGGGGTAAAATGAATGAACAAATCGAATTGATCTATAATGATTTACAGGAAAATGGGATCAAGGAAGGCAGTCCTCGATTTAGTCTTGATTTATTACAGCAATATTCAGATGCTTTTTATTCTTACATAAATTAATTTCTTATATCTCCTTACCGAGGTATTTATTCAAGAAAGGAGTACTATGACAGAAGAAGAATTTTCAAATCAATTAAATGCTATGGCAAACAGGGTATTATCAAAAGCTATTTCACCTGAAGAGGAAAGTAACTACTCTGAATCACTTTTTGAATCTATTAAACATATTAACGAATATGGTCAAGAATTCTGGTATGCCCGCGAATTGCAGATTGCATTAGAATATTCAGAATGGAGAAACTTTTGCAAGGTAATTGACAAAGCCAAAGACGCCTGTAAAAGCAGTGAAAATGAGGTATTGGCACATTTTGTTGACGTCAACAAAACATCCCCTATGCCAAATGGCGGTGAGAAGGAAATTGGTGATATCCAGCTATCCAGATATGCTTGTTATTTAATCGTTCAAAATGGAGATCCTCGTAAAAAAGTAATTGCTCTCGGTCAAACTTATTTTGCTGTAAAGACAAGGCAACAGGAACTCATTGAAAATTATGATCAAATGACAGCGGATCAGAAACGTCTTGCAATTCGTCACGAAATGTCCGAACATAACAAACAGCTTGTAGCTGCTGCTAAAGATGCAGGTGTTGAAACAGCACAAGAATATGCTGTTTTTCAAAATTATGGTTACAAAGGATTATACGGTGGATTAGGTGCCAAAGAAATTCATGAACGTAAAGGTCTAAAGAAAAGCGAAAAAATTTTAGATCATATGGGATATGAAGAGCTTGCCGCTAATTTATTCCGTGCTACTCAAACAGAAGCAAAATTAAAAAGAGAAGGCATACAAGGTAAATCAAGTGCCAACGCTACTCATTATGCAGTGGGTAAGGAAGTTCGTGACACAATCAGTCGTCTTGGTGGAACTATGCCTGAAGATTTACCCGTACCTGAAAAAAGCATTAAACAGATTGAAAAAGAAGAAAAGAAACGTTTAAAAGAAAAATAATTTCCACCTTACAGAAATGTTTATATAAAAGAATCCGGTCA